CATTCCACGGCAGCGTCAGTTCTCCCGTGTTTGGGTCATAGTCCACCGAGTTAGGACCGATTGCCGTCCACTGGCCGGGCAAAGAAAACGCCCGCACAATCTCAAACATCGGCTCGTCCAGAATCTCCCCGCGCCGCGGCTTTGCATAGCGGCCCTCAATGCTCACCAATGGCGAGGCCGCAGTCCCCAGCGGCACCAGCGGCAGATAGCTCAGCAATATCGTTTGAGATCCCTTGGTTAGCCGCAAGCGTTCCGTGTACTGGATCACGTTCAGGTCCGGCCGCCTGCAGTAGCTGTTGATCAAAGCCGTGGCGGCCGTTATCCAGTCGGCCGTCGTTCCCGCCGGCAATCCATAATTCGGGTAATCCGCTGGCTGCAGATATGCCATACCCCACCCTTCCCTTTGTTCATGCCAAATTTCTAACTGGCTAACCTGCTAACAGATGAGGCTCCGCCGTACGGAGCCTCATCGCTAACTTGCCAACCCGCTGCCTACCGGTCCACCAGCACCTGGTAATGCGCGTAGTTAGCTCCCTTGACCACAGGCGCGCCGAACTTGACCGCCACATACTGATGAGTCAGCGAGTTAGGCATCCCCAGTTGGAAGATGCGTGGAGTAGGATCGCCGAGCCAGTGGTATTCGATCAGGTCCTCCGTAACGATGTAGGCCGGCAGCACCGCCGATCCCGTCCCAGGTGTGCCGGTATAGCTCAGGCTCCAGTCCGGAATCAGCGGCAGATCGCCCGCCTGCGTTGACAGCATCTTCACTCTGAAACCGCCCGTGATCTGGTCGGTGTTCAGCACCACGTTGTACTCGGCCTTCATCTCCCGGTCGATCAGATCCAGCAGCACCGGGTTGGCGTAGATCGCCGTGGGCCGCACATGGTAGCCGTTGCTTGCCACCATCTGCGCCACCGCTGACTTCAGCCCGTCTACGATCGAAGCGGTCGTGCCAATCGAAACGGTGTTGCCGCCACCCACGATCTGCCCGATGACGCCCATATACTGCGTGGTCGTCGGCGTGCTCAGACTGGTGTCGTTGCCGTTCCAAAGAGCCACGTCGTGTGCCACCATCACGCCGCTCACCGTATCCACGAGGTCTTTGGCCTGCAAATAGGCGAACTGCTGCTGCTGGTTGCCCAGTTCGATGTCGAACAGGTTGTAATTGATCTGCGAAACGATCGCCTTCAGCGGAACGCTCCGCTCTACACGCGTCGGGCTCACCACCGGCGCCACGATGCTGCGCGGGTTGACGAAGCCGGCCGTGCCCGGATTGGGAATCGCCGTCTCCTCGAAGAACCGCGACGGATGACCCGTTGCGGGAACCTGCTTGATGCGCTGCCCGAAGGGGCTCGAGCGCCGGCAAATATCGAAAATCTCGGTCTGATACAGGGGAACTTCGATAGCGCCCGGCCCGATAAAATCTGCTGCCGCGTGAATGTCTGCAAAGGTTGCGTTCATAGGCTCTTTCCGCCCCCTCCATGGGGCCAGTCGTTACTCAGTGGATAACTGACAGCGAACAGCTACCAGTTATCGGTTGTCTGTTGGCAACTATCAGCCGGTAGCTGCCTTCCCTGGAAATGCATTGAGCTGTTAGCTGTTTGCTGCTTTCAGGCAATTGAGCCGGTACGCAGCAGTTGGCTCTTTACCGCGATGCGCTGCTCCAGGCTCAAGCCGGCCAGCGCCGCATCCAGGGTTCGCACATCCACCGGGCCATCGCCGATTCCGTGCTTGGCCAGCATCTCGGACGTAGCCGCCGGTACCGTCCTGCGCAGCGGATTCAATACCGTGGGCGCAGCCGCAGCCTTCAACTCAGCCAATTCCCGCTCCGTCGCCGCCAGCTTCTCCGTCAACTCCACTTCCCGCCGGCTCTGTTCCACGGTGGCCGAAATCCTCTCCACTTCGCCGGTCAGCGTGCCCTGCCGCTCCTCCAGCCAGTTCAGCGTTCTTTCCAGCAGGCTGGTTGCCGCCTCCAGCCGCTCCGCAATTGCTTTTTCTTCCATTTCCATGGCTTTCCTTTCTTCAGTTGACAGCTCACAGCCGGCGGCGGACAGTCCTTCCGTGCCGGCTCTCAGTTGCCAGTTGCTCGTTGTCAGCGGGGTGTTCCCGGCTGTCTTCTGTTTGCTGTCCGCTGTTCCGCGCTAGCTCGCCATGCGGAAGCTAGTCGCACGGTAGGCCGCTTTCTCCCGCAACAGAATCGCCGCTCCGGTAAAAGTCACACGGGTCAGCTTCCATACTTCTGCCCGCATATCCTCAACCCGCGCATCGGCCAGTTCGTAGCTCATCCCCAATGCCTCGGGAGACTTAGCCTGGATAGCACCCGCCACTTCGGGAAAGTCCCGCGCGTACAGGTACCCGCGCACCACAAGCCGTTGCCCGATCAGATCCGCCTCAGTCAGCAGCCCGATCTTGCGCCGCGCATCGTGGCCGTCCCATCCCGGCCGGTAGTCCACCGCCATGCCCAGAAGCGAGGGCAGCGCCTTCTCCGCCGCCTCGCGCGTCAACATAACGCGGTGCCCGCGGGCCCCGGCTGGCGCCTTGTCGCTGGCCGCATTCACCACTGTCAATACTCCCTCGAACGCCACCCTGTTAGGGTGCCCGTCCACATGGGGAATCTTCACCGCCATAGCTTCCAATCGCATCCGCTCTCCGCTCTACGAGGGACTCGGGACTTAGGGACTAGGGACTAGAATCGGAGCCAGTGAGAGCGCCCCTGGACAAGATGATCCAGCTCCAAATACGGGGCCGCGTTTTCTCCTCTCGGGTCCATGCTTCCTTAGTCCTTGCTCCCCTATCTCCAGTCCCTAGTCCCTAGTCCCTAAGTCCCTGGTATCTGCCGCTTTACACGCCAATAGCGGTGTCTCACCTTTGCCCAACGGCCCAACTTCAAGCGGCACCAGCCCTCGCATCGCCCGCACCTCGTTCACTGTCAGCACACCGGCCTTCAGCAACTGCACCTGCACCGCCAGCTCCGTCTCTTCGTCCCTGGCGTTCAGATCGTTGAAGACAAACTCGAATTCCCGCCATCCGATGCATTTACCGAAGAGATCCCGGGTCAGGTGTCCGGCCAGCAGCAGCGCCAGCGGCGAAATCGCCCCGCGAAATGCCTCATCGGTCATCTCCGCGGCGGTGGACTGGTTCACGTCCGCTTCCAGTCCCAGCATCAACGGCGGCAGCCCGAATGCGTTTGCCACCATCCGGATCAGAAACTCCTGCCAGCCCAGCCGCATATCCGCATCCGTCCCCTGCGCGAACCGCAATACCTCCGGCTTTTGCTCGGTCGAGATCAGCGGCACCCGCCCCGTCCCTTCAATCTCGTCCTGCCACCAGCGGATCAGCCGGTCATGCTGCGCCGGCGTGGCCTCGTTCAGCCACAAGGCATACTGCGCCACCGCGTTCGACGCCAGCTTACCCGCAAACCTGTGTGCGTTCAGAAACTGGTTCACCGTCTCGAAGGCCACCTCCAGAGGTCCCAGCCCAAACGGCGTAAAGCTGCGCGGATTCATACGTACATAGATCAACTGGTCGTCCCGCAGATCTACCGCGGCCGACTCCAGTTGCCCCGGCAGCGCCTGCGCGTAACGAGGCGTCTCCGCCTGCCCGTCCCACCGGGCGTTGATTCGAATCGAAGCCCCATCCACCGGCCACAGCATTGCCGGCCGCTCCGCGTCTCCCGTCGGCTCCATCTCGATAGCCCCGTACCCGCCCGTCAACGCGTCCTCAATGACCTGTTCCATCAGGGTTCTGAAGCTGTCCACTGCGTTCGGCTCTTCCAGCATCCGGCGCAGCGCCCGCAGCTTCCTTTCCGCAAAAGTCACATCGCACGGCCTTACCCCGCGCCGTACCCGCACCTGCCAATCCATGGCCGCAATCCGGTCCTTGATGACGTTGATCGCCCGCCGCACCACCGGCGTCTCCGCGAACCGGCGAAGGTTTGCCGGCGTCGGCTTGGGCAGCAGCCGCCCTGGAAATTGGACCGGCGTCAGAATCGAGGGCAGCGCCAGTGTCTTGCGCTCCGCTTCCGCATCGGCCGCGCTCGCGGCAAGGCCCGCCCTTCGCCCGCTTCCGGTCGCCTGCCGCCATATCTCTCGCAACTGTTCTCCAACCTTCACGCACACCTTCCTTTTTCCGCCGCCCCAAACAAAAAGGCACAGCCCCGGAAAGGGCCATGCCTCGTACTTTGCCAGAGATCAGAGATCAGAGATCAGGGATCAGAGATCAGTGGTAATGGTAGTGGTTAGTTTTCAGTTATCAATCTCGAACTTTCAGTCTTCTCTCAACAAAATTCATCCTACCGCAAAGACGGGAAATTACCTGCAAAGTAGAAGCAGATAGTCGAATTGAAGGAGTCAATGACTCGCAGTGAGAGGCCTGCAGTTGAGAAACTGATCTCTGACCCCTGACCCCTGACCCCTAAACCCGCAGCTCCCGCCGCGCCGTCTCCGCCACCCGGCCCAGATCCGATGTCGTCAGCACCCGAATCTGATGCTCTTCCATCGTCTCTACGCCAAAGCGGTACATCTCCAGCCTCTCCGGCTCCTCGCCGGTCGCTCCCAGCCTGGCCGCCGGCTCAATCACCGCGGTCAGCTCCAGGCCCGCCTTCTCCACGCGTTCCACGCCGGCCCGCAATCCCGCCGCTGAAAACGCCAGCACCTTGGCCATCTCCACGCCCGGCTCCAGGCTCACCGCATGGAACATGCGAATGAACGGGGTTCCCGCGGACGGGTCTTTGTCCGTGGGGTGGCTAATCCCATTCGGCCGATAGCCCACATCGATCCGCAGCGGATCCCCCGCCCGCGTATACTCCGAGGCCGCAATCCGCTTGCGCAGCAGATCCCACACCCCGGCACGCTCAAACTCCGTCCGCATCCTGGCCTGGATCGCAGCCCGCCCGCTCAACCGCGCCGTCCGCTCGCGAGGAGGAGGGTCAACATACATCTTCATCAGCTCTTCCATCCCAGCGGGAAGGCTCTCCGCAAGATATGCCTTCGACTCCGTCATCTGCACGCTCAGCGAGAGTGACTCCGTAAGCAGCCGCATCAGGTTTCCATCGGGCTCGGCCTCGAACCGCCTGCGCAGCTCGCTCTCCATCCCCTCCAGCAGCGCGGTGTCCGCCTCCGGATCGAGACTGCGCACGCGGCGCCAGTCGCGCGTGAAACGGACCAATGCCGGCTCAGAGCTGCCCTGCTCGCGCAGAATCGCCCCGATATGCACATACTCATTCCGCACCGCATCCGGCACATACCGGAGCAGCCGAAACTCGCATGCCCGCCGTTGATTCCCGCTCGCCATCTCAGGCTCCTGCCCTTTCTCCCATTAATTCACCCTTCCCGCAATGCTAGTCCCCCACCGAACCCCTTTCCAACCATCCTCCACACATTCTTTCCCCATCGCTCCCCATTTTGGAAACGGCTTTCTCTCCGACTTCCCGAACCCCTCAATCAACTCCCGGATCCGGCTCCTCCGCTGGAGCAGTTTCTCCACCAGCCTCTCCATCTCGTTCAGGTCGCCGCCGTACCATTCCGGCGGTACCTCGTTCGCCGCCGCCCAAACTGTCTCTGCCGGCAACGTCTCCAGCCGCGTCAGCCACGGCTCAAACGACTCCCATCCCGTTACCTCTCGGTAGACATCGTTCCGATAATAAACACCGCGCAGCGGCGCGTCCTCAAACCGCCATTCCCCGGCGTGAAAGCAATATCCGTAGTCGATGAAGACCGCCCGGTACCGCCGCTCCCGCTGCTTGCGCGTAAACACCGCCTGCCGCCCGTTGGCATTCCCGGTCCACTTATCCAACGCCAGAATGCCGGCAAACTCATCCAGATTCCGTACCTCGGCCATCTGTTCCTCGGGCAGGTAGTCCACCACCTGGCCCGGCATCAGACCGCCCACAAACCGCGACCCGAACTGTAACCCCGCCTGGCATTTGATCCGCGTTTTACCCAGATCGATCTCCAGATCCGGCGTATTCTCCACCAGCCAGCTCGAGACCTCCACCAGTTCAGCCCCCGGTGCCGTCAGCCCGACAGCCGCCGCCAGCCGTGAGGCCAGAAACTCATTGGCCAGCACGCGTATGTGCTGCGGATTGTTCTGAAACTTGACAACGTAGAGGTGGCCGTCCGCGCCCAGCATCAACTGGCCCTGCGCGCCGCCCCGCATCCGCCGGATCTGCTGCACCGCCAGAACCGCCAAGCCTGTCTCCCTGCCTTTTTCTTGACTCTTTTTGAATTCTAAGCGCTTTGTCCGTTATTATCTGCAAAAGCAGAGCACAGAGATCTGTTGTCAGAGATCAGAGATCACGAGACCGATGCGCATATAACTGCGTTCGCACCTTAATCGCCCACGATCATTGGCTGCAATGATCTTATTTGACCGCTGAAAGAGGATTCCGGATCTCTGACCCCTGATCTCTGACCCCTGGAGACCAGCTCCGTCCGCGCACCCAGCCCGATTGCCATCGCCATCACCCGGTCGTCATGCATTCCCGCCCGCGCACCCGTACTCCCATTCGGCAACCTGACAAAACTCCTGCATTCCCCCAGCAGCTTATGGCTTTGAAACCGCTCCGGCTCCTGCACCAGGCCCGCACCCAGATGCCCCAGCACAGCAGGCCTGCTCAAGCTCGTGGTCAGCCAACCTGCTTGGCCCCCTTGCTTATAAATCCGCGCGTATTTGCACGCCGTCTCTGCCAGCGCCAGCACGCCACTGCCGTGGTTGTTCCTTTCCACCACCAGCCACGCATGGTTGTACTCCGCAGCCAGCTTTGTCACCAGTTGCGCAAGCTCCAGGCCGCCCACATGTCCGGCAAACTCCGCGCATTGCAAACCTGTTTCCATCTCCAGCACCTGGGCCGCCGAGTAGTCCCCTTCGCTGCCGCCCCCGGCCGGGTCTACCGCCACCAGGTACTCCTTACCCTTCAGTGGCGGCAGCCAGATCTCCAACTCCCCATTCCGGCGCCGCTCCGCTGGCTCCTGCATCTCCGCCAGCCGCGCTTCAATCGCCGCCAGTTCAAACACTGAATCCCCACTGGCCAAAAAGCAGCTCTCCTCGTCCTCGGCATACTCTTGCCGCGCCAGCCCGCGAAAGTTCGCCCGCACCTGCCTCCGGTATCCAATCTGCTCCCTGTCCAGGCGATGACGCGCCATCAGAGAGAGTTCTTCCTCGGTCAGGCTCGCTTCCTCCACCGCCTCGGCCCGGTAGCGCCGCTCCATCCACCAGGGAAAGAAATGCCGCACCATCCCCGTCTCGCCAGCCTTTTGCCACTCCTCGTGGAAGCATCCTCCCACCCCGTCCGGCGTCGACTCCAGAATCAGCTCCGCCCCCGGCGCCATCGAAGCCCGCAATCCTGCCAGAGTCTCCGTCGGATGTCCCGGCCAACGCGCCAACTCCGAGCAGTGCAGATTCTGCACTGTCAGTCCGCGGCCCGCGTTCCGGTCTCCGGCCGATACCACCCGGTACTGCGCATCCATCGCTGGAAATACAATCTGCCGCACATTGGCCCGCGAGGTCTTCAGAGGCCCCTCTCGCAGCTCCTCCGGAAGCCAGTCCACAAACCGATGAACGATCCGGAAGATCTCCTCCGCAGCCTCCTGCGTGTGCGCCACCTCCAGGGTCAGCGTCCCCGGCTGGGTAATGGTCTTCAGGAAAAACCGCGCCGCCGCCCAGGTCGTCATCCCCATTTGCCGCGCCTTCAGCACAATGTTCCGCTCGCCTCGACGCCGCTCAAAAGCCCGCTGCGCCGTATTCGCCCGCAGCGGAGCCGGCTTCCCTTCGCGCGTCCTCACCGGCAGCAGCAGCTCAGCCAGCGCCATTCCTACCGTCCGCCCCCGCAAGCTTGACGGACGATGATCCAGAATCCTCCCAAACCGCTCCAGTTCTTCCCGATCCAGATCCTCAAGGCGCAAGCTCAACCCCTGCGCCTCATCCGCGCGCCCTTCCCCAGTTTCTGCCATAGATCCCCCACTTCCACCCGCCACACGACTCATTCAACCTGGAACCAATACCGTTCCTTTCCATGAGAATTCGCCTACTCGCTAACCCGCTATCTCCGCGCAGCGGAGGCTAACTTGCCGCCTGTGTTAGCAGGCTTCTACAAACGTCCAGCCTTGATTCTTTAGGAACGAAGGCTGGATTCACACCCTCGTGGCTCGCCGCCCCGCGGCTTATTGCGGCTAGGGTGGAGATTCGCGTTGCAGCCCAATAGGCCAGATCGAGAGCTAATTCCCACCGCACCAGTACTTCACCGTGTACGCCGTGCTAGCCGTCAGCGCGGTATTGGCAGTCAGCGTCACCACTGTCGCCGATTCGCTCCAGGTCGCAGTTGTCACTCGCCCAACTCCGCTCTGCAGCACGTCCACGATGCAGTTTGCAGAGTTGCTGTGCGAATTAGGAAAGCTCAGCGTCGCCAGCGTCCCGGTCGTCGGGCTCGTTCCCGTAGTGAGCGTCACCGTCCCACTCACCCCGTCGCACACGTGTCCGCTCAAGCAAGTGATCGACGGCCCTGTTCCAGCCGCCGCGCCCGTTCCCAGCGACATCGTTCCCGAACCCATCATGAACTTGCCCGACACAAAACCAGCCGCCGTCGTGTTCCCGCTCCCAGTCACCGTCAGCACTGCCGCTGGGCTTGCCCCTCCACTCTCCACCAGCAGTCCCCCCGTGCCGCTCCCAGTCGATCCGTTCACGACCACCGGATTCGCACCCGCACCGGCGTTCAGGATTGTCTGTCCGTTCTGGTAGAAGACTTCCCGGTCCAGCGAGTTCACCATATCCGTCAGGCGCAGGTAGTTGCTCGCATCCTTCCTCAGCTTCCACTGCGAGGTGCCGGCGTAGTTGTTCCACCCCAAGGCGCCAATCTGGTCCGCGCCCGTCCCAGGCTGGATCACCACATCCTGTTCCGCTGCCGCGCTGTTCGCAAACGTCGTCGCATTGCCCGTGAACGTCGGCCCGCTCGATAACACCACGTTCCCTGTACCGGTTGTCGAAGCTGCGACCGCCAGAGATGGAGTACTCGTAGAATTCGTCACAGTCGGAACCAGCCACGATGGCCAGCTTGCCGCTGACGCCGCGAGTGACGTTACTCCAGCGCCGCTGCTGCCGCATGCCGATCCAGTATTGGACACAAGACCTGCACTGCTGATTTGCAGGCACGCATTGCCGCTCGACGGCGCGATGCCCGGCAAGGACAACGGCACATTCGCCGTCACCCCGCCCGGCGCAAAGTCCATGTCGTCCACGGCGCCCCCAAAGATCGACAAGGAGTTCCACACGACGCTCTGCCGTATAGAACCAACCTGCGTGTTATAGCCATTCACAAACGTGATCTGGCCGTTCCCGCTTCCGCTGTTTGAAGTAACCGTAAGCCCTGCTGGGAACGTCTGATTCACCTGAATGTTGAGGTTCTGTAATGCTTGGGCGCTCACTTCTGACGTAGCGCCGATATTCTGCCAGGCCACGTCTTGCGGCGCTCCCGCCGTTCCGCTGTAGGCTGCGCCGCTCAAATCGTAAAGCGGCTGCACAATCTGACTGCCGCTCCAGCCAACCCCATTGATCTGCGCCCCATTCCCCGCCTCGAATTCAATGGCGCCCTCCTGGATCGGCTCCGCCCGGTACGGATCGGATGCGTTCTGATTGCACTGCTCACAACTCGCCCCAAAGAGGCTGCTTCCACCCAGAGAACCGTAATAAATGGGACGGTATAGGTATTTGCCGGTGAGGTTCGTCATCGGGTGGCTGCCGGCTGCGCGATTATCCCGCGTCAAATTGACCAGCCCCATCCCGGTGATGCCCTTGTAACACATTGTGTTGGCGCCTTGAGCCGTGCTTAGACTGTGCGAAGTCTGGCGCTGGCTTGCGGTCTGAGGGAATGAGCAGGCTTCGTAAAAGTCCGCGGCATTTGCCGAAAACTCCGGTCGCCAAAACTCTTCCGCAAAGAAATTGTCGATTGCCGCCGCCACCGTGTTGTAGCCCGCTGGTTCCGTCACGATGTTTGAAACAGACGCTACATCGAAGAAACCGCCCTGCCCGAGAGGAAAGTCGCTACGATGCTGCCAAGCCCCGCCGTTGACAATCGGGGCGTAGCCTCCCGACCATATGTTGTCAACCTCAGATCCAAGATCGTACGCCCAG